TTGACATTTTACCAATATAGTTAGTTCCGTCAGGCTTAACAAAAGATAAGTCTTTTAATGCTCCTAATCCGTCTATAAAATCCAAATCTACTACCCAAAAATCTCTAACAAAAGATTGAGTAACTCCATCAGGTTTTAAAAATCCATTAAAAACTACAGTTCCATTTTTAGTAACTTTTGCAGTATATGTTTTTTCATCAGCATCTGAAAATTCATTAAAATCTAAATCTATACTAGCTTCTAATTGTAAATTTAATCCAGTACCCCTAATGGTATCTAAAATATTATCTACATTACCCTTATCAATTGATATTTTTCCGAATATTTCAGTAGACGCTCCATCATATCCAATTTTGAATATCTGAATTAAATAACCTGTTATATTATTTTGTATAAAATACTTTTCCATTATTTACCTCCTATTCTTAAATTTCTTTGAGTTGTATTATTTAGTACGCCAATTAATGAAGTTCCTGCTATTTCAAATACTACTGTCCCACCTACACTACTTGAAAAACTGCTACCCCCTGATGTTGTAGATGTATTATTTGCTCCGTTTCCAGTTGATGTTGAAGTCCCTGCTCCTCCTTTTGCTTTTGATCCGATAGCTCCTCCAATAGCTTTTAATGCAACTCCAACTCCTATTGCTGCAATTCCAGCCGCTATAGCCACTGGTCCTCCTGTTAAAATTGCTAAATCTAATTTTCCTTTTACTACTGCTAAAGTTCCATATTGGATTAACATTCCTCCCATGTCTGATAAAAACTTACCTAAACTTTGAAGTAAAGTTGTGCCTATTGCTGATAAAACATTTCCACCTGTAGCTAATGCTTCGCCTATAACAGTTCCTAATTGTCCAAAAGTGTCACCTATTGAAGTACTAATTAATTCAGCAGCACTATAATTAAAATTTAATAATGCTTGTTCGGCAGTCGTTAATCCAGCAATTACCTTTTCATTCCATTCTGTAAATCCTTCTGTTGGGTCTTTAAATGTAAGCGCTAATTCTGGTACTACTGCACCTGTAAATTCCTGTAAAAATGGTCTAAATTCATTACCAGCATTAGGGTTAACTTTTGAAGCTTTTGGAGCTTTTGGAGTATCTATTGCTTTTGGAGCTTTTATAAGTAATTTTGAAGCAGAACTATTTATTGCATTTATAGATTCTGTATATCTTTTATTAACTTCTGTTCCTTTATATATTTCACCTCTTGTTTTTTCTAATCTATTGTATAGACCTTCTACAGTAGCTTCGGCTTCTTTATATGTTTGAGTCGTATATCCTTGTTCTTCTCCAATCCTCTTTAAAGCCACTTCACTTTCTGTCAGTTCAGCTCTTTGTTTTTTATAAACTGCATTTAGTTTGTAAAGTGCTAATAATTGAGGAGCTGCTGCTTTTGCTAAATTTTGCGCAATTTCTTTATTAATTAAAGCTTGTGTTAATTCATTAACAACTCCAGTTAAGTTTTGTGTCATAATTTGCTCTTTAGACAAATTACCAAAATAACCAGGATATTGATTTTGTAAAGATTCTACCGCTGCTAATCTTTCTCTTCTTGCTTTTGTTTCGTCTTGAGCTACTGAAATTAAAGCTTTTAATCCAAAAACTTCACCTGCAGTACTCGATACAGCATCTTCACTTGCTTTTTTAATAGCTCCTCCAAACTCATCAAAATTACCTGTTAGTTTATCTATTAAATCCCCAACACTTAAACCTGATTGAGACAATAAAGTAAAAGCAGTAGTTAATAATGATATACCTAATAAAATACCACCACTACCCATCAATGAACTACCTAATGCCTTTAAAGCACCTCCTGTAGAACCTGTTTGATTTTTTAAATAAGAAAATGCCTCTGCAGTTGCAGTTAAGTTATTACCAATACCGATAATGCCATAAGGAGCATCTTGAGCAATACGAGAAAATTGCATTAAAGCATTGCTTCCGTTTGCAGTTTGTTTTGTAAATTGTCCACCTATAGAACTTCCTGTTTTACCTACAGAATCCTTTAAAGTAGCTAATGAATTTTTAGCGTCTTTTATTTGAGCATTAATTTCTTTTGTATCTAATCCTAGCTTTAATTGATCTAATTTTACCTTTGATAAATCACGAATATCTGACTCAACTTCTTGAATTTTCTTTTTAAAATCGGTAACATCTGCTCCAATTTCAACCGAAAGCTTATTTCCTGCACCCATAATTAAATATCTTTATAGCGTTCAAATCTTTTTATTTTACCTATTGTGGCTCTATTTACATTGTATTTTAAAGCTAATTTGCTTTCGCTTAATTGGCTATTCCTGATAAATACAATGTCTTTTTCTTCAAATTTACTATTATAATGACCCGTTCCTTTTGGAGATGTATTTAATCCAGTAGCAAAAGAATGTTTATTATTTTCACTAATAGTACACCATTCGAGATTTTCAATAGTGTTATTTGATTTCACACCGTCAATATGATTAATATATTCTTTACCATATATTTTGTCAATAAATGCAATAGCTACTAATCTATGTGCTGTAACTGTTTTCATTATCGAATCATTGGACAATGTGAACGTAACATATCCGTATCTATTAGTATTTGATTTTAAAATCTTTTCCCTCACAACCCTAAATGTATCAAGAAAAAACACTTTTCTACTTAAGCTTTTTACATTACCTAAATTACTAATTTCATAAATTCCCTCATAACCTACTATCGGTTTCCATATTTCTAATTTATTTCCTGTTGCCATTTTTGGAATGCTTTTATAAAATTATCTTTGTGGTCTTTTGAAACGCTTGGTATATCTTTTTTGTCGTTATTCAAAGGTAGGAAAATTTCTTTTCGCTTTATCATTTTTTTAGGGTCTTGATGAGGTGCTATATATGTAGTCCACATCATTTCACGTAACATTTGCCATCTGTATAAATCTATACGTTTATATGCAAAAAGCCTGATTTGAAATTCTGCCCACGTCATATCGTAAACGAAATCCAAATCAGGACATTTAAGTTCTCCTAAAGCGAATGATATCACATCTTCACTCCAGTTTATTTTATCGTTATCTTTTTTTTTGAATCTGTTTTACTTTCTGGAACATCTTTAACTAAAGATTGTCTAAAAGCTATAAAGAAATCATTAACTATTGAATTATCAGCACCAATTTCATCAACCCATTCCGATACATCAAAAGCATCAAAATCAGGATTTTCATTTTTACGTGTAAATCCAAAAGCTAAAGAATAAAACATAATTAAAGGAATCCATTTGAATGGGTTTTCTTTTATTTTTGTATCTATATCTTGAAAACCTATATTTTCTTTTTCTAATAGATTGCCTAAAAAACCTAAACCAAAATAAAATGTTCTATCTTTTCCGCCTATATTCAATACTATACTTTTCATTAATCGTTTGGATCAGTTAATACTATCTCTCCGTCTCCATCAATTGTAACTGAAAATGTAGTAACTTCATCACCGCTTCCAAAAGTTGCGCTTAAATCAGTTAGATATCCACTTCCATAATATTTTGTAGATGTAGCATTAGTTATATCTGTATCTAACTTCCATTCAACTAAAGACTTTGCTTGTTGAAGTAAAAATAATGCATCGTGACTTTGTTTAGTTGTATCTCCACCTACTGAAGTAGTATCGATATATTCACCCTCCGCATCAATTGTATAACTAAATGTACCAGCCGTTTTTTTAACAACTCCTGGAAAACATTTTGTTTGTGATTCAATCATTGAAACAGTAGTATTTAAACTGTTTGAAGTTAAACAAGCAACCGGCTTATATGCAGCACCTGTATAAATGTAGATAATTCCTTTTTCTCCTTTAATAGACATGGTTTAATTTTTTAAGATTATAAATTTTATGTAAATATAGTTAATTTATTTTAATGTTAATATTAATCGAATAAAATTTCTATAAACTGTTTGAGTTGAAGTACTGCTATCTAAATTACTTGGGAACTCAAATGATCTATTTAATACTGTATATCCTGTAATTTCTATGTTTTCAATTAATGATAAAATAGCATTTTCCATATCATCATTAGCTACTCTAGATCCTGTATTTCCTGCACCATTATAAATGCAAACTAAATCTAATAATGTAGCTACTTCCCAAAGATACTCGCATTTATTTGCTTTGTTTATATCCTTATCTTGAGTTGATATAATAACATATTTATTAGGATTTACTTTTCCTGTTACTTGACTATCATAACATGGATAACTTGAATTTACTGCATCGTAAATAGCTTTTCTAATATGTTTATTTGGATTTGTCATTTTATTATCTAAATGTTTTATCAAAGATATAAAATAATTTCGTATATTTGTAATTCTAATTGCAGTTAGATATAAAAAATTAATTTAAAGAATCCCGATATGCTGCAACATTGACGGATTCTTTTTATATTATGGAAATCTGGAAAATAATAGAGGGATTTGAAGATTATGAAATTAGTAATTTAGGAAACGTTAAAAGTTTAAAATATGGAAAAGAAAAAATATTAAATAAATCCATAAATTCACAAGGGTATTATTGCGTTTGTTTAAGTTTAAATAATAAAAAATATAAAAAAAACATTCATCAACTACTTGCAGTTTCTTTTTTAAATCATACTCCAAACGGTTATAAACTAGTGATTAATCATATTGATTTTATACGTACAAATAATAAAATAGAAAATCTTGAAATAGTAACTCAAAGAAAAAACGCTAATCAAAAGCATTTAAAAAGTAGTAGTCAATATATTGGAGTTAGCTGGGCAAAACACGTTAATAAGTGGCACGCTCAAATACATATAAATGGAAAACACAAGAACTTAGGATATTTTATAAATGAGATTGACGCACATAATGCATATCAAAAAGAATTACTTACCATATTTATCTAATACTTTTTTTAACTTTTCTAAATATTCTTTTCGACCTCTCAATAATGACGGATAAAGATATGGTCTTGCTCTTAAATTAACCTCTTTTATTCCTTTACCTTTAAATAACCATGCTTGTTCTTTTAACTCTGCAGGTACGCTAACCAATCCTCCAGTTCCAAATTCTACATAAGCAGCATAAGGAGCTACTATTCCACCAGCTTCAATATTCCAATGTGTCTTATCTTGTTCTAATGCTTTAATAGATTGTCCTAACTTACCAAAGTTAGCAACTACATTTCCTTTTGCATATTTTTCAATATCTCTAGCTACTAATTCAGTAACATCCTCAATATCATTTTCGGCTTCTTTTCCGTATTTTCTTATATTTGAAATTACTTTATCTAGACCTTTTATAGTTGCCATTATTCTCTTTGAGTTGCGTATATTTCAACATCAATATTATTCATGTCTATATCTTGAATTGAATCTATATTATATATCAATCCATTGTATTTTATAAAATTATCTTTTATTGATAAATCAATATCATATCTATTACGAATAGTAAAAATAAACTGTACGAAATTATCATTTTGACCATTTTCATTTTGTCTATATGACCGTTTAGTACTTACATTTGCCCATACTGAATAAACTAAAGCATCAGTTACAATATTACCTCCATAACCATCTGAAACGGTTGTAGTCTTCCAAATTCCTATTGCTTTTGTATATTTTCTAGCTATCATACAAATCTACGATTAACGTCAATTGATTGCATTACTGATAAAGGAATCAAAGAAGTATTACTTTGTGTTTCTGATTCATAAAACCAAACTTTAAGTAATTGTAATGCTGCATCAATTAATTCATTAGGCACATCTTCTATATCAGTATATCCTAATTCTAATGAAACAGATCCATTAACTATTGGTACTATTGAATTATTTTGTCTTACTTGAGTTCCAATAGGTGCATCTATTATAGGATAATCATAAACAATTACACTATTAGTTAATGCGCATGGATAATAAGTCTTTGTTTTATTTTTTAATATATGTCCAGTTCTTTTTTCTATAAAAGATAAAGAACTATTAATCATACTTACTATTTCATTATCTGTAACAGTTTGCAAATCATCAACTTTTAAGTATAATTTAGCTTGTTCTAACGATATTACATCTAAATAACTTATCATTATTTTTTAGTTTTAGTTTCTTTTACTTCTTTTATTTCTACAACATACCAATCCATTGATTTTGCATCTTCTATTGATAATTCAATAGTATCATCAATTGAATAGTTTTTTTGTTCAGATATTTTAAAAAACGCTTTGATTACTTTATATTTTTTCATTTTAGTAAATTTTATTTATTCAAAGATATAAAAAAAACCGTTTGAATTAACAAACGGTTTTAAATTAACTAACCAACAAAAAAACTAGACTGCTGTAAAATCTCCGTAGATGATAGCTGCAGGTTGCTCAACAGCTAAACCTACTTGTGCTTCAATACGAGCAGTAATATTATTAGTTATAAAGTTTGTTCCTTCAGTTTCTGAAAACTCCAAAGAAAGTCCTTCTGTTACAATTTTATTAACTCTTGACCAATCACCAACATAATATTTATTAGCAGCTAACCAATTAGCTTTTAACAATGGAATACCATTGATACGTAATTGACCTCCTTCTAAAGTTACAATTCCAGGAAGTCCATATCCTGCACCTGTTGATTTTTCAGTTTTCAAAATATCCCAATAATCAGCAGGACGTAAAACAATTGCATTAACAGGGTAATTTAAACCTTCTTGAGTTGCAATTTCATTCAATAACATTTCAATTTTATTTTTACCTGTAATGATTTGAGTTGATGCAGTTGCAGCAGCAGCTAATACAGCGTTAAAAATTGAATTTTCAGCAATTGCATAATCTCTTCTCAAAGCATTAGGAATGAATGAAGTCAAGAAAGGCAAGTTATTAGCCATTTTTTTACTGTATCTTGTGAAACCAGCAATAAAGTTAGTAGCTAAATCAACCATTGTAAAATCATAATCTCTTTGAGATTTAGAACTACCTTCAGTTTGAGATGCAATAGATCCTTCACCTGCTCCTTCACGTGGATAAGTATAAGTACCTCCTTCAATAGTAACACTTCCAACCAAGTCAGCTACGTTTACCATTTGACCTGGAATCATAACTACATTTAAGTTGTAATCTTTTGGAGCATCTCCAGTAAGATTAGCTAAAGTCATATTTCCTACTGCCTTTGTTTGGAATGCATTTCCTTTTCTTACAGATTTAATTCCTTCAAAGTTTTCGTTAATAGATTTTACTAAAGTATCTTCATTTTTAACATCTACTGATTTTTCTTGAAGTTTTATGTCCAATTTGTCAGTATGATCTTGAACCAATTTTAAATCAGCAGCAAATTTAGCTTCTAAAGCTTCTTTAACTGATTTTAATTCTGTTTCGAATGCAACTTTGCTAGATGCGTTCATTTTTACTTCAAACGCATCGATTGCGTTTTTTACTTCTGCAGTTGTTTTAGTTTCTAAACCGCTTTTGATGTTTGCCAATTCGGCTAATAATTTCTCGTCCATTTTATTTAAGGATTAATGAGTTTGTAAATGATTTTAACGTGTCTAATATAATCGGCGTATCATTCAAAGTGTCATCTGATGACGGCTCATTTGATAGTGATTTTAATAAGTTTTCAATTTGTTTCAAACGATTATCTGAATAATCCAAATTGTATGATTTTTCAATTAATTCCATTATTCCATAATGGCTTTTAATTCCTTTAATATTTTGAACTGTTGCTAATTCATTTGCGGCCCATGAAGATAAAAAAGAATATTCCATTAATTTATATTCATTAATGATATTTTTATTCTTTTGATCTCTTTGCATTACTCTGTATCCTATACTTAATTCAGCATTAAGATTATTATCATGCATTAATTTCACATCTTGAAACATATCACGTCCTAAATCTTTATTCATATTAAATTGAGATGTAGTAAGTAGTCCATATGTATCTTTGGTATCTATCTCCAATGGCACTCCAATCATCATAGTTGGATTATGGTCTTTAAGTACTCGAATACGTTTGAAATTTTCACTTACTGTTTTTTCAAACGAACCAAATGCACTAATATCTCCATCGCTATCTGTATTATTATATACGTTAGCATATGCGATAACAATTCCTTTTTTATCGTCTAATTCTTTTAAATCGTAACTTATTTGCTTAAATTCCATAATACAAATATATAAATTAATTCTTTAATTTTCTAATTGGTAATCCATTTTCATCTTTTTTAACTGTAAAAACTATTTTACACCTGCAATTTATAACATTACCCGCTTTGGCTTTTGGATCTCCGGGGTACTCTATTTCTTCACCTCCAACAAAAAACTTATCAAATTCACCTACTATTTGTCCATTCATATCTAAAT